AGCTAAAAAAGATGATGAAGAATACAGCGAAATGTCAGAAGCTGTTGATTTAAAGTTCCCTGAATCAGAAGCAGAAAAAGCTGATTGGGCAAAGTCTTATGAAGAAATGAAAGACAAAGTAGATAACTTGATGGATGCTATTGCTGATATTAAGTCAAGACTAGGAGAAGGGGATTCAGAAGATGTAGAAATGGCTGAAGAAACTCCTGAAGAAACTCCTGAAGTATCTGACAAACCTAAGACAATCAAAACAACTGAAGTAAAAGAATTTTCAGCAGAAGAAGAATTAGAAAATCTAAAAGCTGAGAACGAAAAACTTAAAACGGAATTAGCAGCTACTCCTGCTGACACTCCAATAAATACAAATAAATTTAGCTCAGAAAGAACACCTTTATCTAATAAAGAGTACAGAAAACTATCTAAGCAAGAAAGATTTTTATATAACTTAAACAAATAAATTAACTTAAAAAAAACAAAATTATGGCGTTTACTACAACATCAAACTTCGCAGGAAAAGCAGCAGGATTCTACATCTCGGCAGCACTTAAAGAAGCGACAAGTTTAGACTACTTAACTACGATAGAAAATATCAAATTTAAGAGTAACATTCAACGTATGGCAGGTTCAGGAGTAGTTGCAGATGCTACTTGCGACTTTACTGATGCAGGTACTTTAGCACTTACTGAAAAAGTATTAGAACCTAAAAACTTACAAATCAACTTAGATCTTTGCAAGAAAACATTACTAGATTCTTGGGAAGCTCTACAAATGAGAGCAGGAGCAGGAGCACCACCACCTGCATCTTTTGATGACTATGTTATCTCTTATATGGGAGAAATTATAGCACAAGCAACTGAAGAAAGTATTTGGGAAGGAACTGCTGTGGCAGGGAAATTTAACGGATTCTTAGGAGCTGTAACAGGATTATTATTACCTGGTGTTGATGCTACTGTAAATCAAGATGCAGCATCAGCAGCTTATGATACTGCGAATATTATTGCTAACCTTCAGGGATTGACAACTGATATGGCAACAAATATTTCAGCAGTATTAAGAAAAGAGGACTTACATATTTATATGTCACCTAAGACTTACGCTTTATATATCTCAGCAGTATCTACATTAGGATATGTTAATGCTTACAATATGAACGGAGATTATGAACCTGTGTTTGAAGGTTACAAAATCGCAGTTTGCCCAGGTATGGCTGACAATCAATTAGTAGCTGCTGAAAAATCTAATATGTATTTTGGCACTGACTTGCTTTCAGATGCAACTAGAATAACTTTGATGGATATGGCTCAATTAGATGGCTCAGACAATATGAGATTAGTAGCTAGATATTCAGCAGGTGTTCAAACAGGAGTAGGAGCTGATATCGTAAGACAATCGTAATAAACTAAATTAATAGATGCAGGGGTATAAAAGCTCCTGCTTCTTTAACCTTTAAAACATAAAAAAATATGGCTTGTACAAATTTAACTAAAGGTAGAGGATTAGATTGTAATAGAGTTTCAGGAGGCGTAAAATTTATTTACTTCTCAGTTTATGATGAAATTGATAGTTTTGCTTATGATGCTGTTGATAAATCAACGATAGATACAATAGATTTTGGCGGAAATACTATTTATAGATATAGTTTACCAAGAGGTTCATCTTCAATATCAGACACTATAACAGGTTCTGTTGAAAACGGTACTATTTTCTATACACCTAGTGCTAATATAGTCCTGAACAGATTAACTCAACAAGATCAGGAAGAAATCAAATTATTAGGACAAACTCAGGTAAGAATATTCGCACAGCTTAACTCAACATTAGCAAACGGACACGATGTAATAGTTGCTATGGGTATGGCTAACGGAATGAGCTTAAATGCAGGTACTACTGAAAGCGGTGTAAATTTTGGGGATAGAAATGGTTACACTTTAACTTTTGATGGCTTAGAAGCAGTTCCTATGGCTTTCCTTGAGGATTATACAACTGATCCTTTTGACAATGCAGGGTTTACTGATAAAGGAGCAACATTCCCTACTGTTTCATAAACAACTTTTCAACCTTTATATATTTGAGAAAGGGTGCTTTAATTAGCACTCTTTTTCTTTTTAGTACAATAAAAACATACTTTTTCTATTATATTATATATGATACAAGGTTTTACTAAAACAAACTTAACAGCTTACATACAAGTTGAGGATAATAGCATAGGCACAGTACCTTCAGGGGGATCGGTTAAATATCTATTTAAGTTTACTAATGATATGACAGGAGAGGTGCAATATGCTTATCCTACTACTTCTACTGTAAATGAAAGATATGGTAGCTTTAACTTTACATACAATGTAACTCCTAATGTATATGTAGGTAGGATTAATCTACTACCATCAGGGTATTGGAAATACCAAGTATTTGAGGTTATTTGGCAAACTATTCCAACAGGCGGAGAAACACCTTATTATTCAAATAATATGCCACCAACAGAAGATTTTGTATTTAACCCTGCTGCAAATGATTTAGGAGTGGTTCAGGGAGAGGTAACAAAAGGTAAAATGTATATAGAAGAAAAAGTAGGAACAGAAGAAGTAACATATACTCAGAAAGCTAAAAGCGTTCAATCTTTAACTATTGAGTATGGTGGTTCAGGATATTCAACAGCTCCGACACTTACAATAAGTGCAGGGGGTATTACAACAGCAACAGCTACTTGCACAATAAATGGTAGTGGAGCAATAGATACAGTAACAATAACTAACGCAGGAAGTGGATATACAGAAAACCCTTCAGTTACAATTAGTGGCACTCCTACTGCTCCTGCCGTTATAACAGCAGAAATAAATCAATCAAATTATATTTACACAGGATAAAATTAAAAAATTATGGCAATAGAAAACGTACAACAACTCCTAACCGAGCAGTTAGGTAAAAACGGAAGCACCGAAATATTTACAACAGCAGCACAAACTAGCAAAGATTGGTACTGTGTTTACTTTCCTGTTGAGAGTGTAGTATCAGCAATAACAGTAGCAGATGCGACAGGAGAAGCTGCTTTACAAACCACTTTACCAGCAGGAACGACATTATTTATGAACGTAACTGCCATTACTTTGACTAGTGGTGTAGGAGTAGGTTATCACGAAGGAGTAACTACATAAGATATGTTAGTACAAAGACTAGGATTAAGCTTACCTGATATTAAGCACAGCCGATTTGCTCCTACGGATATAAGTGGACTATCTAATTGGTGGAAATTTCAAACCAAAATAATTGCTAATGAAGATGATTCAGGGGGTGCTTTATCTCCTGTTCATTCTACAACAGCAGGAACAATGGATATAGATGACAGGATAAACGCTTGGCAAGATATAGTTGGCTTGAATAGTGCTACTCAATCAGATTCAGATGATAAACCTAGATGGAATTATCACGGTTTAGCACCTGCAGGAACAAAACCTAATTGCTTCTTTGGAGGTAATCAATGGTTAAATATGGCTTCAGATATTTCTATTAACGCTAATCAAGATTTTAGTATTATGGCTCACGTTGTTTTTACAGATTTAAGCACTAGAGCTGTCTATGGTTCAGATTCTAATAATTTTTTTAGAATTAATAGTGCAGCAGGTTTTAGATGTAAAATAGGGGGAGCAGGTAATCAAAACTTTACAGAAGCTTCAGATGTTATATCTATAAACGCAGATTACTTTGTTACAATACAAAGAGCTAATGGATCAACAGGTAATTTAGCTTGTTATGTGCATTCTAAAGGAGTTTATGAAGATAAGACTTGGGGAGTTACTACGAATACTGATCCTGATGCTTTTACTATTAACAATATAGGTGCAGGTGCAGATGATGCTAACGAATTTAAAGGTGTTATAAAAAATCTTTTATTCTATAAAGATACTGTATTAACCTCAACTCAAAGAAAGAAAAACTATGTGTATTTAAACTCACTACTATAATATGAAAGATAACATAATTTCAGTAAACTTAGAAACTTCAACAGCACCTATTATCCAAGAGGTAAGGGGTAGGGACTACATAGAATATGGTACTGATGATTGGAGGAACTTATACCCTCAGTTCTTAATTGACTTATACTACAATTCTTCAACTCACGCTAGTATAATCAACTCTACTGCTGAGATGATAGCAGGAGAAGATTTAATAGCAACTGATGAAGATGTAAACTTAGAAGCTTATGTAAAGCTTAAGAAATTTCTTCGTAATGCTAACTCTAAAGAAAGCTTACACCAAGTAATAAAGAAAGTAGCTTTTGATTTTAAGCTTCAGGGTGCTTATGCTTTACACATTATATGGAATAGAGAGAGAACTGAGATAGCTGAGGTTTATCACGTACCTGTTGAAAGAGTTAGAGCAGGGCGACCAACAGAATTAGGACAAGTAGATACTTACTATATTAGTGCAGATTGGAGTAACACAAGAACACATAAACCTTATCCAATAGCAGCTTTTAATACTAATGATAGAACAGCAGGTAGTCAGTTACTTTACACAGGTTCTTACAGTCCTAATATGGACATATATCATACTCCTGACTACTTAGCTGCTTGTAATTGGGCTTTAGTAGATCAAAGGGTTGCTGAGTTTCATCTAAACAACATAGAGAACGGATTTAGTGGCTCTTACTTCATATCCTTTGCTAACGGAGTACCAACTGCTGAAGAACGCAGACAAATAGAACAAAGCTTAGCTGATAAATTTACAGGAGCTAAAAACTCAGGAAAGTTTATATTGACATTCTCAGATGACAAAACTAGAACACCTGAAATTACACCAATAAGTGTATCTGATGCAGACAAGCAGTATCTTGCTCTACAAGAACTATTAGTACAGAACATCCTCACAGGGCATAGGGTGACTTCTAAGACACTTATGGGTATAGATAGTAGTAATGGCTTCTCAAGCAATACAGATGAGCTTATAAACGCTTCTAACTTCTACTTAAATACTGTTGTTAGACCATACCAATTAAATATCCTAGATACTTTACAGACAATATTCTCAGTAAATAATATGGATTTAGAGGTTGAGTTTGTACAATTAAAACCAATAACAGTTCAATTTGATTCTAAGACAATACGTGAGGTAATGACTGAAGATGAAATTAGAGAAGATATTGGATTAGCACCACTTGAAGATGATGAAGCTACTGTTGAGCAAGATGTAAAACTTTCTAAGGTAGGAATGATAGATGGACAACCTGTATTTAGCACGATAGAAGAAGCAGAAGAACACGCTAAGACAAAAGGGTGCGAGGGGTATCACGAACACGATTTAGAAGGTGAAACCGTTTATATGGCTTGTGAAGGACACTCAGAAGCAACTGAGTTGTCTAAATTTATAGCTGAATTTGGAGAGAATATTCCTGAAGATTGGGAA